TTACGTTGTCATACAATCCATCAGCAGTATCAAGATCAGCACCCATGAATCGTGACATAACAATTGGAATTCCTGCAAGGGAAGCAAGTTGACCCGTAAGAATTGTAGCTTGATTTCCAAACTTCTCAAGGGTTACAACCTGATCAAGTTGAAGGAAGTTAGCTACAAGTGCCTCTGGAGATACAACACAAACTTTATTACCAACCGCAAGCTCTCCCAGTTCTGCTACAACTGACATAAACTTAGCAAAATTAAAAGTTCCTGCATCAACATCAGATCCTTTGTCTTTTGCTGCTGCTCTCATTCCTAAGAAAAGGCGGCGGTGGTCGGAAGATCCACCAAGACCGGAGGCTCCCCAACGTTCTCTAATGTTCCAATTTGCAATATCATCTTGATGACTTGCTGCCGTATCACCGTTGATCATACAATCTTCAAAAGCATCTTCTAGATCTTGAGCAATTTGTCTAGACAATGCAGGGATAATAGCAAATGCAGAATCTTCTCCTGCTGCGTCATCAATATTCATCAATGTAGCAAGACCCTTGGCTCTGACAGTTTTTTGAGCGGTTTCTATGGTACTTGCTTGGTACTTGGCAAGGTCATCTGTGGCAACACCTTTAATGTACGGACGCCCACCACGAGAGAGTTTTGGAATCAAAAGAGTTTCTCTTTCCATTTGTACAGATGGCAACAAAGCACGCAATCCACGAGGAACTTGAAATGTTTGATACAACTCTGTTTTGAATTCATCAGGAATCCATTCACCACCAACACCCGCAGAATCAGCAAAGATCTTATTAACTGCATTCTTCATAAAAGAAGGAGCCTTTTGAAGATGTGAGTACAACTTCATGTCTGCTTTTGGTGTATAAGGATCTTTCATCATCATACGAGCAAGTGATCGATCTTGATTCATTTTGCAAAGATCAGCATGCCATTGGTTCGCATAAACATCAGCATCAAGTAGACCTTTTTGCTCAATGTTTACTCTTCCTTGACCTGTGATATTCTTTGAAACTGTAGCTGTATTCCATTGAACAGATCCATCTTCATTCTTGTATTGCTTCAAAGCAAAATCATTATTATGAATTTCTGGTTCATATGTTTTGGTTTGACCTTCTGCAATCAACTTTTGAGCATGTTTCAAGTCTTTTACTTGATCCTCAAAGTTTCTCAAACGATCGTCAGTGTTTTTTTGATGTGAAACAATGCCTGCTATAAGGCGTTTTGCTTCTTCTATTTTGGTGTTCATAGGTTACTCCTATTTTGACGTTAAGATATAGGCAAATGCCTCTATTAAATCATTGAAAC